AAAATGGGTTTAATTACCCCTTATTGCTTTAAATAAAAAATACTCTCAAAAATCCGACCCTATTCGTTAGTGAATTTGGCACGGTTCAGAGGGGGGTAAAATACAAATATTATAAAGTATGATTTAAAGGTTGCAAAGATGAATTTATGGCAAATAAGAATATCCCTTGGACGGAAATTAAAACTAAATATCTTATGGGTATTTTGCCTATTGACATTTATAACGAATATTCGTCTTTTTTAAAAAGTGCAAAACAAATATCAGATAAGGCTTACCGAGAAAAGTGGAAGCAAGACAAATCGAATATTAGCGAAGAAATAAGCGAATCTATAAAAGAATGCGTTAAAGAAAACGAATTAAAACGAAACGAAAAGATATTAAAGATAAATGACCTTGCTATTGATGCTTGCAGTGAGTATTTTGAGAATAGCGATTATAAACGTTGCTTAGTGGAAACAACAGAGCCTTATAAGAATGCTGATGGCGATTTAGTGTTTGACCCCAAAGGTCGACCTATTATGATTAAGAGTGTTCAGATTGTGGATATTCCCTTTGTTAATGCTCCTATATTGAAACAAGCGATAGAGAGTTTGGCGAAAGCGAATGAAACATCAAGGAAAAACGAAGGGTTAGATAAACCTAGCGGCGGCTCTCAAGTTGAAAATCCTTTGACCTTACAAGATATTTCAAATAATAAAAACGCTATATCAAGCTTATTAATGGGTGGTGATGATGCAAAACCTAGCGATTAAACACCCAAGATATGAAAATTATAAAAACAACGTTATAAGTATAAAAGATTGGATTGCTGGAAAAAACGAAGCTGTAAAAAAAGTTGGTTATGAGTTTAGGGATAATCCCGAAGGAACTTTTAACTGGCGTGGCTTCGGTCAAACTGCACTTGAATTTTTATACTATCCAGTAGAATATCATAGACGTATTGTAGTTCTTTCAGGCTCTATCAGAAGCGGTAAAACAACTGCAATGATAGACAAATGGCTTACATATTGCAGTAAAAATCCTTTTGGATTAAAAGCAATTGTTGGTGTTTCAAAAGATACTATTTATCAAAACGTTTTATCTGATTTATTCAATTATTTGGATACAATCGGGACTGAATACAGATATAACCAATCTAACGGCTACTTAAAGGTCAAATATGGCAAGGGCGAGAAAGAATGGTTCGTTTGTAAGGTAATCGGCTCAAAAGACAAAGGAAGTGTTAAGTATTTAAGAGGGGTGACTCTTTCAGGTGCTTATATTGATGAACTTACTCTCATTAACAGGGGGTTTTTCAGAGAACTTCTAGGTCGTTGTTCGGTTGCCAATTCAAAGATATTCTGTACTACAAACCCAGACAACCCTATGCATTGGGCATATACAGAGTTTGTAAAAGAAGGTGTAAACCCCGATGTCGAGGTTTGGAACTTCTTACTAACAGATAACCCGACATTATCCCAAGAATATATCGATTTTATTTGTAGGCAGTATAAAGGCACTTTCTACGAACGTTTTATTCTTGGTAAATGGATAATCGCAGAGGGACTTGTTTATACATCCTTTGATATTGATAAGCATACATGCTCTCACACTGAAATCTTAGAGAAAATAGAGCAAGGCGAATTCTTAGAGTATATTGCAGGTATTGACTGGGGATGGAATCACCCCACAGGCGTTGTATTGTTCGGCGTAACTAAAGAGGGTTCTTACTACCAACTTGATGAGCTATTCGGCTCTAAAATTGATTATATCAAGGTCATTGCTTGGTTGCGAGACAAACAAAGCGAATACGGAATTAACGAAATCCGATACATTCAAGGTGATGATGCAAGACCAGAATTAAATGTAAAGGTCAGAGAAGCTGGCTTTAATATTTATGCAGATAAGCCGGGCGTTAAAGGTTCTATTGCAATCATAAGAGCGATTATAAACTATGACCGCATTATTGTGAATCGTGATAGATGCCCAAACACTATTAACGAGTATTTAACTTATCGTTATCCATCAATAGACGAAATATTAAAAGTCGAGGATGTTGATGCTCCGATAAAAGAAAACGATGACTTGTTAGACCCGACACGTTATATCTTACATTATTACGAGAGAACTTTTGGCAAACATTTATTCAAGAAAGCTTAACAATGTTTAGAAAATGGATACAAAACTTTATGACTAATTTTATAAAAACAGATAACCAAGATGATGAAGTTTGCGACTTTGATGTGCTGACTAGCTTTTCTGTAATGGAACAGGGGCAACCATACCCATTCAAAAGCCAAATAAGTAGAATTCAAGCCTACGACCTCTTAACCAAAATGTCTGATAATGAGCATAAGGCTCTTGTTAGGGAGGAGCTTAAAATTGCTTATCCCGATGACGTCAAAGAAATCCGCTTAATCTTAACTAACCAATATGATAATACAAATGAAGCGTTGGCAGATTTAGAGTACGGCGAAAACCCAGACTTTCAGGCAAGCGAGCAAACAGCCATTGATGACCTTATTAAGCAACTTGATTTTAACGATGTAATTGCTTGCTTTGATAGTCATCTAAAGACTTATGGCAACGCAGTATTGAAGCTAAGACGTGAAAATAATATTGTTTATATCGATAATATTGACCCACGTTTTTGGTTTCCTGTTATTGACCCAATGAATGCTAAAAATATTTTAGGTCATATTATTGCCTTTGATTATACCGAAGACAAAAAGAAATATGTTAAATTTGAAATCCATACAGCTGACAAAGTAGAAACAAGAATCCACTTAATAAAAAATGATAAAATAGATGCTTTGATTAACATATTTGAGGCAAATACTGGGATTAACGAGCCAACAATTATCTGGCAGAAATTAAATCCGAAAGATATTATATTTTCTGATAGTGATTTTCAAAAATATGCTTCAATTGTAACATCAATGGAGGTCGAACTTTCAAAGATTGGTTATAATCTTGATAAACAAGGTAAAATTATTTACGGTCCGGATACAGCATTAGAATTAGACCCCAAAACAAATCAGTATGTTTTGCGTAAGGGTAAATATATGGCGTTGCATGATAATGAGGCAGCACCGGGCGTTATTACTTTTGATGCTCAAATAACAGCATCAATAGATTATGTAAATAAACTACAAGAGCAATATTATATATCGTCTGGAACATCTGCGGCGTTATACGCTTTGGGTTCAATCAACGCACCAAGTGGGACGGCTTTAAAAAGACTTTTACAAAGACCTTTAAGTAAGGCTAGCAAGCTTGTAGAGCGTATTAAACCAAGACTTGAAAAAGCTTTACAACTTGCCTCTATACTCAATGGAAAAGAATTAAAGAATATAACATCTAATTGGAAAGATGGGCTTGTAGGCGATGAGACAGAGGATACAACGAATTATAACACTAGAGTTATGGGTGGTTGGATGTCTAAAAAATCTGCAATTATGAAAATGGAAAACATAGACGATAAAGCGGCAGAAAAGGAATTAGTACAAATAGACACCGAAAAGCAAGCGGAAACAGTCAAGGCTTTGGATGTATTATATCCACCAGATACTAACAATCCTAATGATAGTGGTAATCCTGACAATCTAAATAACAATACGGATAACAAAAATATTGGTAATAAATAATGGCAATAGAGAATCTTTGGTTTTATCAACCGCCCTTATCACTTGCTGGGGCTTCAAAGAAAAATGAAGATATATTGCTTAAATTCTATAAAGATACCGATAAAAGGCTAAAAAAGCTAATAAATGAAGCAATCACAAAGGGTAATCAAGCCGCTTATCTAGAAAGCTTACAATCCGAGGCAAAAAAAGAAATTGCATTGCTTGAAGCAAAGTTTCTTGTTTATGCCAAAGAAGCCAATATGTTTTCTTATAAAGCTGGGATTAAGCAATCAGAAGAGGATTATAAACAGCTTAAAATACCTTTTGAGCCTATCCCAATTGCTAAAGGTTTTATCGGGTTCGGTGCTTTGCATAAAGATGCCATTAAAGTCTTAGCAGAAAATACTTATAAGCCATTGCATCAAGTCTCAAAGATTATCGGACGAAATACAATGAATTTTCTACAAAGAGAAAATTTTAAAGACTCACAAAAGCTTTTAAAGGCGGTTGGTGAGTTCGTAGATACTAAAACATTAAGAACATTAGGGCTTGAGAATGTTAAAGGGATTGTTGTAGGTGATACTACTTGGAAAAATGCGGCGAAAGCACTTGAAAAAGAATTAGCGAAAAAAGATATATTTAAAATCCCTTATTATACAAAAGACGGCTCTATTAAATGTATGGTAAACGCTCAAGACTATTCACAGATGGTAGCACGCACAACATCGGCTCAAGCATTCAGAGAAGGGACTAAAAACAGCATCCTAGATACATTCGAGGGTGATTTAGTTCAAATAGTGGGCGTTTCAAGCTTTCCAAATAGCCCTTGTATCCCATTCGAGGGGCAAGTATTTAGCCTTGATGGTAAAACAGAGGGTTTTGATTTGCTTGAAGAGGCGGAATCACAAGGATTATTCCACCCAAATTGCATTCACTCATTCGCAGTTACAGAAGACGTCATAAAGGCTTATGACGACAACAATATAGATTACTAACAGAAAGGAATCATCTCATGGCAGACGATAACAACACAGAAAACAAAGAAACATTTACAAAAGAAGACGTGCAGGCTCTTCTTACACAACAACAGGCTGATTTTGATGCAAAATTAACCGGCACTACAAAGAAGCTACAAGACGAAGCGGCGAAATCAAGGATTTCTAAGGATGATGTTTTCAAAACGATAGCTGAAAGATTGGGTATGGATTACGACCCTAACAACAAACCAGACAAGGATATTTTTGCAGAAAAGCTAGAGGGGTTGACCTCTCAAATGAAAGCACTTGAGGAAAAGGCTTTGAACGCTGAAAAAGCAAAAACAACATTGGAAAAACAAACAGTAATCAAGGAAAAGGCAAGTAAATTAGGTTTTGCGGATGCTAACGATGCTTTAAAATTCGTTGATATTGACGATACAGACATCGATAAGACACTTAGTGACTTAATCGTAAGCAAGGTATATTTACTTGGCAAAAAACCAGACATCGGAGGTGGTACGCCTCCAATAGACGCCAATAAGGTTATAGCTTTAAAGCAACAACATGAAGATGCTTTAAAAGCTGGTGACGTTTCTTTGGCGTTAAGGCTAAAAAATAAAATGTTTAAAGTAACAAAATAGAAAGAAGGTAAATTATGGGAAGTACAGCAGCAAACGCTACTATATGGAACGCTCCTAACTACGTTGGGGAATTGTTCGAAATCAACAAAAAGAAAACTCCACTCCTTAGCTTAATCGGTGGATTAGCTGGCGGTGGTAAAATGGTTAATTCTTTTGAATTTCCATTAGGTCAACACTTTTCACTAGATGCAGGTTCACAGCCAGCAATTACTGAAGCAGCATCACAAACAGCACCAACAGCTGGAACTTATGCAAGAACTCAAACAGTTAATACTTGTCAAATATTCCAAAGAGCTGTAAACGTTTCTTATGCGAAGCAATCAAACGCTAACGCAATCACTGGATTATCCTTGACTGGCGAAGTGCAACCAATCACAAACGAGAAAGACTTCCAAATTGAACAGTCTCTAAAGCAAGTAGCCTTAGATGTCAATTGGACTTTCCATAATGGGGTGTATCAACAAGCAACATCAGCGGCAGTAGCACCGAAATCAAGAGGGATTTTGACAGCTATTACAACTAACGCAACGGCTGCGGCAGGTGCACAACTAACAAAAGCGATGATTGATGCAACATTGAAGATGATGGCTGATAATGGTGCGGATATGAACGATATGTACATATTCTGTAACTCTTACCAAAAACAAAAAATCAGCTCTCTTTATTCTTATGTTCCGACTGACAGAAGTTTGGGCGGTAGCAATATCGAGCAAATCATTACTGATTTCTGTAGATTGAATGTAGTTTATGACCCTCACGTTCCGGCTGCAAGTTTAGGTATTTATGACCTAGCACCTGTAGTCCCTGTATTTTGTGCAGTCCCTGATAAGGGTGTTCTATTCTATGAAGACCTTGCGAAAACTGGTGCAACTGAAACAGGCGAAATCTACGGTCAAATTGGTTTGGCTTATGGACACGAAACATTACACGGTAAAATCACAGGACTAGCAACAGCGTAGTTATAACTTTGGAATTGGGGCTTTAATTAGCCCCTTGACCTTGACAGAAAGAAGGTAAAAATGGTAAATAACGACCCAAATATCTTGGGAGGTGTAGCACCTCAACTAAGAGACCAATTAACAAAAGAAATTGCCCCAACAGTGGCGGCAAACGCTACGGCAGCGGCTACCGACTTGCCAACAGCACAGGCATTGGCTAACTCATTACAAACAACAGTAAACGCAATACTAACAGCACTCAAAGCCTCTGGCTTGATGTATTAAGGGGGTATGATGAAATTTACAAGTGAATGTACCCAATTAGTAGTTTGGGACAAAGATAACAACCAAGAACTTTGTAGCTTTATAGAAGGTGCTTTTGAAACAGAAGACCCAAGAGTAATCGATATTTTAACAAATATCCCAGAAATAGAGTTTTCAGGAGAAAAACCACTAAAAGATAAACCTTTTAGTCAAAAAGGTGCAGGCGAGCAAATTGATTATGTTAAAAATACTCCTTTAACAGTTGAAGAATTAACAGCATTAAAAGTAGATGCAAAAGCGACAGCCAAGCCAATCATAGACGATACTATTAAGACTTTGCAGGATGCAGATGCGGCAGAGAAATTCGAAACGCTAAAGGCTAAAGCGGCAACACTTGGTATCGAAGTCAAAGAAGACGATACTATGGAAACATTACAAGCAGAAATTGACAAAAAGGCTGGATAATGACACTTACACTTTTTGATAATACTTATATCATATTAACAGATGCGAACGCCTATTTCGATGGGCGTTTGTACTCTGATGCGTGGACTAATGCAGATAATACAGACAGAGAAAAAGCCCTTATTATGGCGTCTAAAAGGGTAGATAAATTATGTTATATCGGCTATCAAAAATTAGTAACACAAAAAATGCAATTCCCTAGGCTCTTTGACCCTAGAAATTTTGGTATTTATTTTACATCCCCATTATTGCCAGAACTTCCGCAAGATATAGCAGATGCAGTTTGTGAAGAGGCTTTGGCGTTGCTTGATTATGGGAATTCAGCACATCTTAAAAACCAAAAGCTTAATATCAGCTCTGTTAATATCGGCATCGGCTCAACTTCTTATAATACGCCGGCACAAAATGCTTTAATCTCAAAAGAGGCATTTAAACTCGTTAGCAAATGGACTCAAAAAGGATTTTCGGTGAAATAATGGGAATTTATACACATCTTTATAATCAAAAGTCTATATTCAAAAAAGTAACTGGCAAAGATTCTTATAGTAAGCCTATAACGATAGATAAACCTATCGACTGCCGTATTGAATATAAAAACAAGCTTATAACGAATTCAACAGGGCAACAGGCGACCTCTCTAGGCAATTTGATGTGTGACGAGGAGATAATCATCGGAGACATTATAAACACGCAAGGAAGAGACTACAAAGTTATTCAATCTAATCCTTTAGTTGATTTTGATGGAGTGACACAAGCATACTCGGTGGACTTTTAATGACTAATTTCGGCAACACTAGCATAGAGATTAATTGGAAGGATTCAGGACTGATTGAGTCAGAACTTAAAAAGGCTGGATTAAAAGGACTTAAAAAACTAGGTCAAAAGATGCTAGGTGAGGCTCAAAAGCAAGTCCCAGTTGATACGGGAACATTAATGAGAAGTGGGGCAGTATCTCAAGATGCGAAAGAGGGAACTATAACAATTTCTTTCAATACACCTTATGCCCGGAAGCAACATGAATGTCATAGCAATAAGGCAAAGTATCTTGAAAGACCTTTTAACGAAATGAAAAGTCAGGCTCAAAAATATGGCGATGATGCAATCGCCGACACTTATATAAAGAAAAAATACAGCGATGAAACGGTGTTAAAGGAAAAAGGGATTACTGAATGATTCTAGATGATTTGAAAGCATTTTTAATAGCCAATAGTTTAGCAACTGATAGTGAAATTATATTTAATTTTGATAGTTCAACAGACAATGCGATTGTCTTATGGAAATACGGAAGCGTAAAAACTGATTTGGGTTCACGTCCGACTATTCAAATCGCAGTCAAAGATACAGACCAATTGACAGCAGATATAAGAAGTCAAGCAATTTTTGATGCTATTTGTCCCAAAAACAAATTTCAAGAGTCAATAATAATTAACTCAAAAACAATGCACATAGAGGCAAACCAAGAGCCATTCTTTAACGAGAAAGATGCTCAAAACAGATATATATTTATTTTCAATATAACGGTAACACAAGACAGATAAGGAGACTAAAACAATGGCATTAACAACAGTATCAAAGATTTTCGGCGTTGACGACATCAAAATTTTTGAAGTAACGGCGGACACAACATCGGCTTATTCAATCGGCACGGCAGTAGATGTCCCAGGTGCAAGACAATTTTCACTAAAGGCAGAAATTGACTCAAAAGAATTAACAGGGGATGAGCTTACACTTGATGTAATTTCAAAATGTAAATCATTAACATTAACAGTTGAATTTGCTAAACTAAGTTTAGATATGCAAAAAATAGTATTGGGTGGTTCTACCTCAACAACTGGCTCTGGCGCAACAGAAAAATTGAGTTATGAATTCAAAGAGGGCGATGCACCTAAATACTTCCAATTCCAAGCACAAATTAAATCAACCGATATTGTAGGTGGGGATGCACACTTCACTTTGCTTAAATGTAAGGCGACATCTGCTCCAGTCAATGGAACACAGGGCGATTTTGCGACATTTACTTTTGATGCAAAAGCTTCATTTACAAACTTCTTATTCGGTGGCTCATTGAAAAAACTATATAGTATAGATTTCAATGCGACTGCGACTGATATAGTAGGCATTGGAAGCTCAACAGTAGGCACACCTTCAATTGTAAGTAACATTGTAAAAACTGACGTTGGCGGAACAATGGGACTTGTTATGAACAATGTACCATTCGCAAGCAAAGCGGCGGCGGAGTTGGTGGCTAATTATACTGTTTCAGCTGGTACAACAGCCTTGGCAGTGTCAAAAATCACTTATGTAGATGCTAACACCGTAATCTTGGCTTGTACAGGAACAGCGGCGGCTGGTACATTCTCAATCATAGCAAAAGCGGCGGCTTGTGCTTCTGGGGTTGATTCCACAGCGGCAACTTATGTAATGACATAAGAATCAAAATGTAGGTATTATTTAATGGGGGCAAAAGCCCCCTTTTTTAGGGAGAAAACATGGAAATAGATGACATTTTTAGTTTACCAGAAAAAATGGTAATAAATAAAGTCGAATACAAATATGAGTTTGACAATAAAGGCTACGCAACGCTTCAAGCATTAATACAAAAAGGATTGTTTAAAATAAGAGATTTATTATTAAACAACGATTTGATATTTGAGGATTGCATCGAGCTTGTTTGTGCCGGATTGATAAAACATCATACGTCTCAAGAAATCGAAGAAGTCAGAAAACAACTTAATAAACATTTAGGCTTAATTTCAGAAATAAATGAAGTTGTAATCAAAGGATTCTTAAAAGGCATTATGCCCCCCGAAGTCTATTTAAAGATGGAAGAAATCAAAGAAAAAATGCGTAAGGCTATGGAAGAGCCTGTAAAAAAAAAGAAATCGAAGAGACAGAAGAATTCGACTGGCTCAATGCCCACACAATAGCTACAACAACATTAAATTGGAGTGATAGCGATTTTTGGAGTGCTACGCCAAAGAAATACTTTGCTTGCATAACCTCTTACGGTGAAATAAACAAATTACAAACCCCACCAGAAAAAGAAGTTTTAAAAGGGGATGCTGCGATAGCAGATTTAATGAAAGGTTTTATGTAATGACAGACGGTCAAAATGTAGGTGCTATAAATGTTAAGATGGGGCTTGATAGTTCCCAATTCAAGGCGGCACTTGGAGCGGCTCAAGGTCAAACTAATGCCTTTGCAGGAATGGCAAGAGCGGCACTTGGGGGGATAGCTGTAGGCTTTTCCTTAGGGGCTGTTATAAATGAAATGAACAGAGCCTACCAAGCATCTACAGAAACACTAAAAATCCAACGTCAAGTTGCACAAACCCTTTTAACAACAGGCTACGCTTCTGGAATGACAGCAGACCAGCTTAAAACTCTAGCAAAAAATATGGATGAGTTAAGCGGAGTTAGTCAAAACACTATCCTCGATGCAGAAAATATACTTTTAACTTTCAGAAATATTAATTCAGATATATTTCCGGAGACAATACAATTATCTCAAGATATGGCAACAACAATGGGTCAAGACCTAAGTAGTGCCATTTTGCAAGTCGGTAAAGCTTTAAATGACCCAATAACAGGTATGACGGCTTTAAGACGTATGGGTGTTCAATTCACTCAAGAGCAAAAAGACCAGATAAAAACATTAGTCAGAAGCGGCGAAGCTCACAAGGCACAAGCTATTATTTTACAAGAGCTTACAAACGAATTTGGCGGAGCGGCAAAAGCGGCAAAGACAAACGGGCAAGCCTTAACTACCAATATAGAAGACATTAGACGTGAAATAGGCTTATTGGCTGGTGGTAGCAACCCTATGACTAAGTTTTTAGCTGATATGACTAAGGGGTTCAAGGATTGGGCGTATCAAGTTAGAATAACACGCAACTCTATAAGCGAACTTGGATTAACTGATTTACAAGCTAGATTGCAAAAGGTATTTGATAAACAAAATACTTTTAATGATATTTATTCTGGTGCTGTAACTGGCAAAAAGATGATTGCCGAACGCAACAAAGAATATGACAATGAAACCAAGGCAATAATGAAGCAAATAGCACTTATCCGAGAAAGAGATAAGGCTAACAAAGAGACTGGCGATAAAACACAGGATGGGCTTAGTTTTAACACTGGAAAAGTTGCACAGTCTAAGAAAAAAGACCCTGCATTAACTGCCTATGAAGACTACATTAAAGAATTCCAAAAGGCTAATGATGATTATACTGGGGCTTTAAAAGCCAAAAAGTATGTTGAGGATACTTTGGGCATGTCGGCTATCCAAGTTGACAAAGCAAGCTATGACAACGCAATAACAGCTTATAAAGATTATTATTCAAAGATTGCCGAAATTTCACAATCGCAAGCTATCAACAAAGGTATTTTGCTTCAAAAAGCAGAAGAAAAATTGCAACACGATTTACAAACTTCTACTCTTGGAATTACCCAAGATACTTTAATAAAGCAAAATGAACTCATCAAGGGTTATCAAGAGCAAATGAAGGGCATTGACAATCAGAATCAAGCTGAATCAGACTTACGAGGCTTTAAGGGTTCTTTCCAAGCTGGTTATGCTCAAAAGCGAGATATTTTAAAATG